GTTGGGCGAAAGTGTACCATCAAGTCAATCTCCGGGCGGTTGCTGTGCATCAAGCTCTCTGGCGCAACACTCTCAACCCAAGCAGCAAGCAACCTACGAATCATTGTCTACCTCGACAAGCAATGCAACGGCGCCACAGCGGCCGTCACAGACCTACTGGACACATCAGTAATCACAACTGAACTGCTGCAATTCAACAACCTGGCAAACAGTGGACGCTTCAAGACTCTCTACTCTAAGGACATTGTCATGAACTCAAACGCAGCAACTGGCAGTGGCACGTCATCGAGCGTTGATCGATTCTGGAAGAAGTTCAACATTCGTTGCAACATTCCAGTCGAGTTCTCCTCTACGACTGGAGCCATCGGCGAGATCCGCAGTAACAACATCGGCGTGCTCATGGTCGCGGGAGCTGGAAACCCTGTGGTCTCTGTCCAGGCAGGATACCGTGTTCGCTTCAGCGATAATTAAACCACAAATTCGGTAAACGGATATGACATGTGTGCGCCTCCTCGCTTCGCTCGTCAGCTCAATGATGACACTCGGGGCTTCGCCCCTCGCTCAACGTTTTAAGGATCAGGTCAGTATGGGTACTTGATTACCCGTTCCGAAACTGGGCGGCTGCTCGCTTCGCTCGCCACGCACGCCCACGCCTGCGGCGCGCGTTTCGGCCAGCCTACGCGGGGAGTGGCCCCTGGTCCGTGGTGATTCGGGACATTGGGATATCGGGAGATGACATTGGGACATTACTAATAGTAAGTAATAGCAACACCGGCCGGCGCGGATGGGCTGATGTCCGTGTCCGCGGGATGTCCAAGACCGGGGGTACATGCGCGTGCCGATTTACTATTCGGCCTCACAACCCTATTCCGAATCTCGTCTGAATCTCGTCCCAATCTAGTACGGATAGATTCGAATCTATGATGAATCTAGTGACCAATGTCCCGGAGCCGATCATGGTGCCTGACCGTGAACAACTGGACTGTGGATCAACTGGCAGCTCTGAAGGGTCTGACGGGAGTGACCTATGGAGTGATGGGGAGAGAAGTGGGAGAGAGTGGGACTCCTCATCTTCAGGGGTACCTTCGTCTGACGAATGCGACGACGATGAGAGGTGTGTCTATGGGAGGATCATTTCCCCGGTGGTTGTGTAGCTCTTCAGAGGAAGATGCAAGCTGCGGGAGCAAACGGGGTCAGCCTGCGCGTGGCTCGTGGAACAGCGCAGCAAAACCGGACGTACTGCACAAAAGGTGTGCACAAGACTACTACAACAAGGCTGTGAATGACCGTTGGGACATGTAGACAACGATTACGAAGAGTGGGGTGTACTGCCCGAGCAAGGGAGGCGTTCCGACCTCCAAGGCTTGTACGAAGCCACGCGCGAGGGCAAGAACAACTCGGAGCTATGGGCGGAGTTCCCGGGAGCGATGCTCAAGTACCACAAGTCGGTGGACCGACTCCGACTCGACCTCTCGCAAGGGGCAAGTGCAACGGAGATGCAGACGAAGTTCGGTGGCAAGCCCCTGAGAGAGTGGCAGTCGGCAGTGGTCGAGAAGCTGGACAGGTACGAGTGGCCTGGGAGTTGGGTTGGGCCCTCACTAACTGCGTCAATTGGAGCACTGGACCTGACGGAGTGACCTTTGAGAAATATGATAAGTGGATGGGTCAAGGATGCCTCATCCACTGTCCGTGGCGATACATGTAGTCAAACGGACCGCAAAATCCTTTGGGTCTGGGAACCAGAGGGCAACACGGGGAAGAGCTGGCTCGCCAAGTGGTTGGTGGTCAACCGCAACGCGTGCTACCTGCAAATGGGCAAGAAGACGGACATTGCTCACGCGTACAAGGGCGAGAAAGTGGTGGCCTTTGATCTCACGCGGAGTGACAAGGACTTCCTCAACTATGACGTTCTCGAGTCGCTGAAGAATGGCGTGTTCTTCAGTCCCAAGGTACGTCGACACGCGGGTGACCCCAGGGGGCACAGTAGTATGACTCAACGACCAAGTTCTTCAAGCCGGTCAAGTTGGTGGTGATGGCGAACTGGCCACCACTGTTGGAGAAGCTGAGTGCCGATCGATGGGAGGTGGTGCGAGTGGGGGAGGCGGGAGAGCAGGAGAGGCTCAACGGCGACCAGGCTGTTGCAGATGGCGACTTCGGGCCGCAACTGCAAGTCGAAGGACAAGAGCCTGGATCTGTGTTCGCTAACGGCTATTTTGAGATGGAGTAAAGACCTGTGCAATTAGGCACCAAAAATTGCACAGAGGTGGGGGTAATATAGACCCCCCACCTCTGTGCGGGTTTCACCCGCGCGTGCAACTTTACTATTGCAAACGAAAATCAACCATGGCTTACGGGGCTATGCGATCAAAGCGACGACGCTCACGATACAATCCGACAAGCCGAAAAGGCTCCAAAAGGAGACGCGTAATGGCGCCACAAAGAGGCTACCTGAGAACCAGTGGATATTATGGACGCTACGCGCCCCGAGGAGGAGAACTCAAGTTCTTTGACACATTCGATGCAGCTACCAATGTGGCCTCAACCGGAACAATCATGGAACCAAGCCTTTGCCTCATTCCACAAGGCGTCACAGAGTCCAACCGAGTTGGGCGAAAGTGTACCATCAAGTCAATCTCCGGGCGGTTGCTGTGCATCAAGCTCTCTGGCGCAACACTCTCAACCCAAGCAGCAAGCAACCTACGA